CCTCTGTCATTTTCAAACAACCATTCCTCGACTGGATCGACGACCCGCAGCGAGGATTTTTTGTGGCCAATACATGGGACGCCACGAAAGATGTAATGGGCGGGCGTGGCAGGTTGCAATTATTTCCTCATCAAAAGCGCATCCTTGGGCATGTTCTAAATTTCAATCCTGAAACCGGAAAATTTCCTTACACTACTGTAATTTATTCGTGCCCTAAGAAGTCTGGAAAGTCAGCTTTGGGGGCGGCGGTAGGTTCTTGGTTCGCAGAAAACGCTCCTCCCGATACAGAAATTTATGTTGTAGCAAATGACTTGGCACAAGCAACCAGTCGCGTTCTTAAAGACATGCAAAGAAATGCCAAAGAAAAAGATTCAGCTCAATGTCTTAAGTATGAGATAAACTATCCAAATGGTACAGAAATCCAGGCATTATCAAAGAGTTACAGATCAAACGCAGGAAGCCGTGATGCTCTTACTTTGTGGGACGAGTTATGGGGCTACGGGTCGGAAGAATCGCGTAGACTATGGGACGAGCTTCAGCCGATTCCAACTGTTCCTTATTCCTTGCGTTTCATAACAACCTATGCCGGATTTTATGGAGAGAGCGATTTACTGTGGGAGTTATATTTAGCGGGCGTTGGCGCAGACGAGCATCCGAATGGTAAGGGGCACAAGATTGCTGGGTTAGAAGATTTGCCATGCTATGCCAACGGCAGACTATTTGTGTACTGGGATCACGAATGCAGAATGCCATGGCAAACCGAAGAGTTTTTGGAAGAGGCTCGCAGATCGGAACGTCCGGCTTCATATCTACGCTTATTTGAAAATCGCTGGGTAACTTCTCATGAGGCTTTTATGCCGGTAGAGTGGTGGGACTACGCGGCAGAGAAATATGCACAATCCGCAGAACTATGGCACGAACATCCTTATCGCAAAGCCCCATGTTATATTGCGGTGGATGCCGGTATTAAGAGAGACTGCACCGCCGTGATGGGCGTGACGTTTGACCCAAAAATCGGCAAGATTGTATTGTTGTTTCACAAGATATGGAAGCCAATCAAAGGCGAACCGCTGGACTTAGACACCACTCTTGACCCATTTATTCGTAAGGCGTGGAAAGATTATAATGTCAAAGAGATAGCTTGTGACCCGTCCCAGCTTTTGCAAATGAAAAAGCGTTGGGAAAAAGATGGCATGAAGGTGTATGAGGTTACGCAGGCTGGCAAGGAAATGACCAACGCCTCCCAATTATTGTTTGATCTATTCCACGATCAAAATTTTTGGGCGTATCCAGATGAAGAAATCCGTGAGCATTTGCGGAATAGCATGGCAGAGCAGACCTCTTCCGGCTTGCGCATTGTGAAAGACAAAAGCAATCGCCGTATGGAAGAGAAGAAGGTGGATGCTGCGGTGGCATTAGCTATGGCAAGCTATCGCGCAGTAGAAAATACAAGGGAAACGCCTTCAGAGCCGATTGTGTTTGAGTCCCCTTTTAGTGATTTGCGCACGCCTCGCGAGGACCCGTTGCAAAAGAATCTTCCCCGCCAGTTGCGGGATGACATATATTAGGAGCCGATATGGAACAAGGTACTTCTATTGCTGACATTATGCGCCGAAAGGATGAGGCGGAAAAATTTACCAAGCCGTTTCATCGCGCTATTCTTAAGAGGCGTCGCCTTTATGACGGAAAGCACTATGATACTCCTCCGCAACCGGATGAACCACAATATGTAGACCCCACGCTTACCAACACAGTTGATTTAGCGGTGGGGATTTTGCATTCAGAGGATGTTATCTGGCACGCTACTGGATTCAATAAGACACCGGCGGAAGGCAAAGGTTCAGATTTGGTGGAAAAAGCTATTGCCGGATTCATTGATGTAAATAAGGACCGCACACAAATTGACTTGTTCCACACCACCAACGTGAATTTCACACGGGATGGTGGCAGTGTGCTGTATGGGGTATGGGACAAAGATACGCACGACAATTGCCGTAAAACTGATTTGCTGACGCACGATGATGGCAGTCAAGAAGAAGTTGAAGTATTGTACGAATTGCCGTTGGACATTCGGGCGATTGATCCGCTGAAGATTTATTTATTGCCTGGTGGTAAGAAGCGTTGGCTGTCTATTATGCGGGTAGAAGAAATGACAGTCTACGATGTCGAAAAGAAATTTGGCATCGTGCTTGAAAAGTATAAGAATTTATCAGATGAAACCAAACTCACTACTAAGGGTGAATTAATTGATTATTGGGACTACGCCTATATAGACGAGGTGCAGGAAGGTTATGAAGCGCCGTTGTTAGAGGATGTACAGGAGGGGGAAATTCCAGAACCGCCCCCAACCGTGCGCAAATTGAAAGTACGTAATGCGGTCCTGTTTGAACAGGAATGGATAATTCCGTTACGTGTCATGGACGGCTACAACGACCTGCCGTATACCATAAACTTTTATAATCCTACCGATCCCGATGACAGTTCCAAATGGAATAGCATTTTGACGCCGCTTGAAACTCCGGTAAAAGAATTGGAAATCGCCATCAATCGCCGACAGCGGGGTATCAATATGTATGCTTCCTTGCCGATGATTGTGCGCACCGAAGATGGGCGGCCAGTCGCCATGGATGCCGGTATGGGCAAGGTTATTCCGTTAAAGATGGGGGAAGATGCGGGCTTTCCGGTATGGCAGGGAAATCCGCCGGACGTTGATAAGCAGATTGAATTGTATCGTTCCAGAATTCAGCAGTCTGGTTTTAGCGATGTCATGTTTGGCGAAGGTCCCAGCGGAGTTTCGGGCTATGCTCTATCTCAAATGGGCGATCAGAATCGTATTCGTCTTGAAACTGCCATTCGTCATTTGGAAGATTTGTGGACGTGGGCAGCTCGCAAGTGGTTGAGTCTGGCACAGGAGTTTGCGCCGGAAACCTATTTGGAGCTATACGGAAACATTCGTGGCACAGATTTTGTAGAACGCATCAAAGGCGCAGACCTGCAAGGTTTTCAAGTTCGTTGCGAAATCAAGGCGGAGTTCCCCAATGAGCGTGTGCGTAATCACGCCATGTCTACGCAGGTTGCAAATATTTTATCTCCGCAAACTATTATGGAGCGCTATTTGGGAATTCAACAGCCTGGTGACGAACATCAGAAGAAGCTAAATGCGTTGGCGGAACAAGACCCTACATTGATGAAGTATGCAGTCATGAAGAAAATGGAACAGTTGGCACAAGCTGGAGACATTGCGGCGTCTATCGTTATAGAGCAGCTTAAACAGCAACTCACAAAAGGGCAAGGAAATCGCCAGATGTCACAACAGGCTGTTAGTCCAGAACAGCTTACAGGCACGCAGTCCGCTACAGGAGCGCCGCCATCAGATACGTCATCGCCGGAGGCCGCTGTTAATCAAGCGTTAGACGCTATGGCAGGAGGCGCTGCGCCACAAATGTCCGGCGCTGTAGGAAATGCGGAGATTGCATAGTGAATAAACCGTTGGATAGTCTCACCAAAGCGATAGATATGGCAGTTCCGGCGTTGCATAATGCCATGGGAATGAGTACTGACATAGAGTTGGAGAACTATAAGCGCCTTACGCCGGATGATTTTGATGAAGTTGCACGGCGGTTTGGATTGGATGATACCGTTGGTTATATTGAGGATATGGAACGACGCATGACAAAGGAGGAATAATGGCGGAGATTGTTTCTGATACCACTTATAAAATAAACTTGAATGTGT